GTCGAGTATGCCGCTTCGCTCGGTCTCCGGATGGATGACTGGCAGGCGGACGTGTTGGAGGGGGCGCTGGGGGAGGTGGGCTCCATGTGGGCCGCCTTCGAGGTCGGTGTCACTCTCCCGAGGCAGAACGGCAAAGGCGGCATCCTCGAGGCTCGGGAGCTTGCCGGTATCGAACTGTTCGGTGAGCGGCTCATTATCCACACCGCTCACGAGGTGAAGACGGCTCGCGAGGCGTTCCTCCGGATGGAGGCGATCCTCGAGAACGCTGACCAGAAGTTCAAGGTGTCCCGGGTGAACGGGGCGGAGGGATTCACGTTCCCGAACGGTTCTCGGATCAAGTACGTCGCCCGATCGAAGGGTTCGGGGCGTGGCTTCTCCGGTGACCTGATCGTCATGGACGAGGCGATGTTCCTGTCGGAGGAGTCGATGGCAGCCCTCCTGCCGACGCTCTCCGCTGCGCCGAACCCGCAGATCTGGTACACGGGATCGGCGGGGTTGTCGGAATCAACGCATCAGCGGAGCATCCGTGATCGTGCGTTGACCGGGAACGATCCGTCACTCGCCTACTTCGAGTGGTCGTGTGAGGACGACGCCGACCTTGACGACCCGGCGAGCTGGTGGCAGGCGAACCCTGCGTTCGGCATCCGCATCTTCGAGGATTTCGTACGGAAAGAGCGTGCTGCGCTCTCGGAGGAGTCGTTCGCTCGGGAGCGGCTCGGGATTTGGGAGAAGGAGCACGGGGAGCAGGTCATCCCCGTCGCTGACTGGTCAGCGGACGCCGACTCGTCTTCCCAGCCGCTCGATCCGGTCACGTTCGCCCTTGACGTGACGCCGGATCGGAAGACGGCGTCGATCGCCTCCGTGGGCCGTCGTGCCGACGGGTTCCTCCACTGCGAGGTGGTGGACAACCGGAAGGGGACCGGGTGGGTGGCCGAACGCACCGCCGAGCTCGTCGCACGGTGGAAGCCGTCGATGGTCGTCCTCGACCCCGCCGGCCCGGTCGGGTCACTCCTCCCTGAGCTCGAGGCGCTTGGCGTGGAACCGGTCCTCGTGTCGGGTCGTGAGATGGCACAAGCATGCGGCCTGTTCTTCGACGAGGCGACCGGGCGTCGTCTTCGGCACCTTGACCAGCCTGTGCTGAACGCTGCGCTCGGCGCGGCCAGGAAACGGCCACTGGGTGACGCGTGGGCTTGGCACCGTCGGGACCTGACCGACATCTCGCCGCTTGTCGCCGCGACCCTTGCACTGTTCGGGCACGTCCGCTCCGCTTCGGTTCGTAAGCCGCAGGTGTTCGTGCCACGCCGCATCAACTGAGAGGGGAGAGCGTGCCCATCGACATCACCGTGCCCGCCTCCCCCGGGTGGTGGCTGAACCGTCTCACCCACAAGCTTGAGGATCGCCGCCGACGCTACGACCGGCTCGAGGCGTACTACGAGGGAACCTCGACGCCGGAGATCCTCACGTCGAAGGCGACACGGGCCGCCTACCAGCGGCTGATGGGGATGGCCCGCACCAACTTCGCCGAGCTTGTGGTGGAGGCAGTACGGGAGCGGATGACCGTCGTCGGGTTCCGCACCGGAGCCGACGGTGACGAGCTGGGGGACCGGGAGGCGTGGCGGATCTGGCAGGCCAACGCCCTTGACGCCGACTCGGACCTTGTCCACCGGGACGCCCTGGTGATGGGGGACGCGTACGTGATCGTCGGCGGTGTCGACGACGAGATCGGCGCCCCCGTCATCACCCCGGAGGACCCTCGCCAGGTCATCACCGAACAGGACCCGATCCGCCGACGCAAGGCGGTCGCCGGGCTCAAGCTCTTCCATGACGACATCGCCGGCCTCGACCGTGCGTACCTGTACCTGCCGGGTGTCGTCTACCGGGCGACCCGGAAGCGCCGGACCGACTCGACCGTGTACCTCCAAGGGTTGCACGGGTGGGAGTGGGAGGGCGCCGACGAGCTCCCGTTCGAAACGATCCCGGTGGTCAGGTTCGCGTTGCGTGGCCGGAAGGCGTCCGGTGAGTTCGAGCCGCACATCCCGCTCTTGAACCGGATCACCGACACGGTCCTGCACCGGATGGAGGTCGCGACCCTCCAAGCGTTCCGGCAGCGGGCGATCAAGGGTGTGCCGGCGTTCGATGAGAACGGTGTGGAGATCGATTACGAGGACGTGTTCGACAACGACCCGTCTTCCATGTGGCTGCTCCCCGAGTCTGCGGAAATCTGGGAGTCAGGCCAGGTCGACCTCGGCCCCATCCGTCAGGCGATCCGCGACGACATCCAAGACCTCGCAGCCGTCACGCGGACTCCGCTGTTCTACCTGACCCCGGAGGCGGCCAACGGTTCCGCTGAGGGAGCCTCGTTGGCGCGTGAAGGGCTGATCTTCAAGGCGGGGGACCGGATAAAGCAGGCGTCCGAACCGTGGGAGCAGGTCTTGTCGATCGCCTTTCTCATCGTCGGAGACCTCGAGCGGTCGAGTCGTCGGGACATGGAGGCGCTGTGGGCACCCCCCGAGCGGCACTCGTTGGCCGAGCGTGCCGACGCCGCCTCCAAGCTGGCGAACCTGGTGCCCTGGCGGACGATCCAGTCGACGGTCCTCCAGTTCTCACCGCAGGAGGTGGACCGGATGGAGACGGAACGGGCGATGGACGCCTTCATGCGTCCGGCTCAGGAGGTGGCGAATGCCACTACCAACGACCCTCCCGTCTCCTGACCTTGTAACCGAGGCCACCACCCGTTACCACGCCATCATCGACCGACAACGCGACCAACTGTCGTCCCGCCTCGTCGTCGAGTGGGACCGGCTTGGCTCCTACAACCGGGAGGACGTGGCTCGGTACGAGGAGGCAACCCGGCTCATGTTCGCCGCCGCCAAACCTGCCGCTGTGACCGTCGGGGCCGCCTTCTTCGCTGTCGTGCTCGGTATCCGCCCCAAGGCTGTGAGACCCGACTTGATCCCCACCACGCCGGACGTAAGGGGTCCGTTTACCGTCATGTGGCACGCCTTGAAGATGGGTCGCCCGTACGAGGAGTCCATCAAAGCCGGACGGGCGGCTGTGTCTGCCACCGGCTTTGATTTCATCCAGTCCACGACTCGCCGGACCGGTGACTATGTGGCAGCCGCCTCCGGGCTCACCTGATGCCCGACGTGTTGGCGTGGCGACGAGTACCGGGCCCGACGGCGTGTCAATGGTGCCGCACCATTGCTGGACAGCTCTACAAGACCTCAGAGACTGCCGACTTCGGTCACGCCCGATGTGACTGTGTCGTGGTCCCAGTCAGGCGAGACGGGCTACCAGCAGATACGCAAGTGCTCGAAGAAGTCGACCGTTCCCCCTCCGGGTTGTCCACGGAACAATTGCGAGCACTCGCGCCGGACAGCCAGTGGTCGGAGGAGAAACGAAACTTCATCCTCGAGGCGTTGCGTGCGACGGACGAGGGTCGAATCCTTGCGGACACTCTCGACAAGTTTCAAGACGGCGGCTCAATCGCTCGACTTCGGTCCAACATTGCGAAACGACTCGCTGGTGAAACGCTCGACGCAACCTCTACTGCTCGCGCCGACGCCATCATCGACGCCTTGCGGGCAGCACCGACCGACATTGCGCCCGACAAGCTGTACCGCGGCATGAGCATCAAGGGGAAGTTCGACAACATTTCCGCCAAGTACGTTCCCGGCGACAACATTGATCTGAACTTGACCTCGTTCACGTCCGACCGAAAGATCGCTGTCAACTTCCAGAAGATGACCGCGAGCAAAGGGTCGACGCGTGTCATGGTCGAACTTGTAGGGGAAGACAAGCATCTCCTGCCGATCCAGAACCTCGCACGTGACCGCCGACTCTTCAAAGAGAAGGAGTGGGTTGGCGGGGGCCGTTACGAGATCCTGGAGACCAAGAAAGCGCCGGACGGTGCTCTCATCGTTCGCATTCGACAGGCGGCGACGCTGTGACCGAGTGGGACTTCGATGAAGACCTGGGTGGCACCTTCGCTTTGGACAAGATTGCCTCGACGACACCTGTCGATGAGGTCGATGAGGTCGAGTTAGACGCCACCTGAACTATCTCACGGCCCCGCATGGGGCACCCACCCAAGCCCCGCATGGGGCACACCTACCCATCCCGCACGGGAGAGACCAATGAGCGACACAACAACGACTGAAACGGTGACCATCGAAGCCACAACCGAGGAGCCGGCACCCGAGACGGGACCGGACCTGACGGCTGAAGTGGAGAAGTGGAAGTCCGCAGCACGCAAGTACGAGGATCAGGCAAAGTCGGGCAGGGACGCCGCCAAGGAGCTCGAGAAGCTCAAGCAGGCCTCCATGTCCGACCTTGAGAAGGCGGTCAACGACGCTCGCGCCGAGGCGCGAGCGGAGACGCTAATCGAACTCGGCTCGGGACGAGTCGACGACGCGGTGCGTGTTGCCGCGACCGGCCGCAACGTCGACATCGACGCCCTCCTCGAGGGTCTCGACCGTCGACGGTTTCTGGACGACGACGGCACCCCTGACCGGGACGCCATCGCCGCCTGGGTTGACCGGCTCGCACCGGTCGACACGAAAGCACCGTTCCCCGACCTCGGTCAAGGGGTCCGCACTTCCGCCTCGGCGGACCCGGGCCCCGGCAAGAACCGGCTCCTGGCCGCGTACTCCGAAGTTCCGAAGTAACCCAACCCCGGCGGCCAACAGGGCTGAACGGGATACAGGAAGGAATCCCTTATGGCTCTGACCCTCGCTCAGGCCG